CTTTCCTGTTCCCATCTCAAGGAACAACGCCCACGAGCGGCTATCCCAACTAGCATCAAAAACCTGCTGTTGGTGCTCGTAAGGTTGAGTTTTGAAAGTAAATTGCATGCTTGGCCTAAATTGTTTGACACATGCGATATTATGGGATTATTCTTCGTTTGGGAAGTGGCTAGCGCCATTTGAAACTTGAAAAACGGAGAACGACGATGAGTGACTTACTCGCCGACATGGCTGCTGACAGCCAATCTTCTTTGTCTCTGCCCGGAGACAAGAGCTTAGATGCTTTGTCATCTATCGCAGATTCTATCGTATCTGCGGAGCAAACGGTCAAAAATCTTGAATCACAGCTAAAAGAAGCAAAGCAGGTACTGCTAAAGCTCACAGACGAAGATCTGCCTAGCAAGATGCAAGAGATAGGCATGACCAACTTTACCTTGCGAGACGGTAGCAAGGTCGAAATCAAAGAGACGTATGGTGCGCGAATCAGCAAGCAGAACGAAGCTGCGGCTTTTGATTGGCTACGCTCGCGTGGCGAAGGCGACATCATCAAAAACACCGTCACAGTGCGCTTTGGTAAGGAGAAAGATAACGAAGCGCAAGCCTTGGTCGAAGAACTCCGAATGCAAGCTTGGGAACCAGAGCAGAAGCAAGAGGTTCATCCCTCGACGCTGAAGGCTTGGGTCAAAGAGCGAGTGGAGCAAGGTAAGGAGCTAGACATGGAATTGTTTAGCGTGTGGGTTGGACAACGAGCAACGATTAATAAGGCAAAATAATGGCTGATAAAGACGAAAAGAAAGTAGCGGAAAAGAAAAATAGCGACGTTGTGGTCGCTAGCGCAGCAATGTTTGAAGCAGATGCTGGTGCAGGTATGCAGATGACTGAGGAAGACTTAGCACTGCCGTTTTTGAAGATCGTGTCTTCTGAACTATTGAATCAGGACGCCGACATTGCCGACAAGGCAAAGCTTGGTGACATGATCAACTCAGTAACTAAGCAGGTGTACTCCAGCAAAACACCCATAAAGGTAATTCCATGCCATTACAAGCGGGAGTTCTTGATGTGGGCACCGCGTGGATCGGGTAACGGCGCACCGTTAAAGATCTTCGCGCCGGAAGAACAACGACCGCCAACTACCCGTGATCCTGCGACCAACAAAGACTTTGTTGAAAACATGCAGGGCGAGTACATCGATGAGACGCACCAGCATTACGTGTTGATCCTCGAAGACAACGGAACTTGGTCTAACGCCTTGATTTCTATGAAGTCTACGCAGTTGAAGAAGTCCCGTCAGTGGAACTCAATGATTGCCACGCGGACGATGATGGGCGCAAACGGACCGTTCACGCCACCTCGCTTCTCACATATCTACAACCTGTCTACGAACAAGGAAGAAAACTCCAAAGGCGTATGGCACGGCTGGAAGATTGAACTAGACGGTCCGATTGAAGAGGCGGCGCAGTATCACGCTGCAAAAAGCTTTCATCAATCGATCAGTGCTGGGGACGTGACGGTGAAGCATGAAGAGGCAGGTTCTTCTAAACCCGCTCCACAGGCCGCATCACAGGGATCACAGGAAAATTCAGACGACATTCCTTGGTAACAACTAACTCGGCGTTCCGTGCCGTCGTTAAGGGCATTTGATGTCTCTCCGCAGATAGCCTCATGCACGGACCAAGGATTTTATGGATATTCGTAGATTTGCTGAAATATTTGATGGCCTTAAACAGGCATACGGGACTTTTAAAATTGAGTCCAAGTCGAGCAGTGGCAAGACGCAGGGTAAGGCAAACGTGGTTCGCGAACCTCGGACCAAAGAAGATTGGGAAAACCACTTAGCTGGCACACAGTCCATTGGTATTATTCCAATCAACGAGGACAACGCCTGCCGTTGGGGCTGTATTGATATCGATCAATACAACTTCAACCACAAGGCTCTGATCGACAAGATACAGGCGGCGAAGCTGCCTTTGGTGGTGTGCCGTAGTAAGTCAGGGGGCGCTCACGTCTTCTTGTTTACGGACTCTTTCATTCCCGCAAAAGATATGCAGGACGTGCTGACTCAGCTTTGCGCTGGGTTGGGGTACGGCGGTAGCGAGATATTCCCGAAGCAGGTAAGTCTCAACCTTGAGCGTGGCGACGTGGGTAACTTTCTTAACATGCCTTACTTTGACCATGAGGATGGTTTGAGGTATGCCTTCAACATCGACGGCACGGCAGCAACATTGGAGCAGTTCTTTGCCTTGGTAGCAGAGAACGTACAGACGCACGAGCAGGCCCTGTCTTTAGTCGTTGAACAAGATCAATCACTGCCCATACCCGACGGCCCACCTTGCTTACAGATACTGTGCAAGGAAGGTATCGGGGAAGGCGCTAGGAATAACGGGCTGTTCAACGTGGGTGTTTACTTACGCAAGGCGTATCCGGATACGTGGGAAACAGAGATACTCAACCACAACATGAACTTCATCCACCCCCCGCTGCCCTTGGGCGAGGTGAACACGGTGGCAAAGCAGCTAGAGCGTAAGGACTACGCGTACAAGTGCAAAGACGCGCCAATCAACGCGTACTGTAACCCCGAGCTATGCAAGACACGTAAGTTTGGCATCGATGCTGCTGTCTCTGGCGTACAAATCGCCAACCTGCGCAAGTACAACAGTGTTCCGCTCGTGTGGTTCTTGGACGTTCAAGGTCAGCCCTTGGAACTAGGGACAGACGATTTGATGAACCAAGCGGCGTTTCAGCGAGCTTGCGTGGAACAGTTGAACTTTTTTCCTCGCACCGTACAAAAGGCTCAGTGGGAGCAGCGTATCAACGCACTTCTTAACGAGATGAGCGGCACTGAAGGTCATGTCATTGAGGTTAGCCAAGATGTGAGCGTGAACGGGCAGTTTGCAGACCACTTGGAAGAGTTCTGCACGGGGCATCAAGCTGCTGATGAGAAAGAACAGATCTTGCTCAAGCGCCCATGGACTGATGAAGATCAGAAAGAAACGTACTTCCGGCTCAAGGATCTGGAGGCACACTTGGTAAAAGCTAACTTCAAGGCGTACAAAACGCACCAGATCGCGCAGAGACTGCGTGACGTAAACGGCGAAGCAACTCAGCTTCGTATACAAGGCAAGGTTATTCGTTTGTGGAAGATACCCGCACATGAGCAACCGACCGGACGTGTGGCAGAGCCTTCGTTCGGTAAAGAAGACGACATACCTTTTTAGGAGGAAAAATGACGGGACTAGTATTTCCAGAGGGCCTACGGGTTTTTAAGCCACGGCAGAAAGCCCCTGAGTTTGTCAAAGGTGCTCTGTTGATTAACAGGCAAGAACTCATTGATTGGCTGCAACAGCAGCATGAGGAAGAGATCCGAATCGACATCCTACAAGCTAAGGCACCCAAGACGGGTTGGTATTGCAAAGTAGACGATTGGAAGCCAGATAGCGCCCCGCAGGCCGACTTTTGATAGTTCTCGAAGATTTTGAAGAGGCGCTCTTGGGCGTGGGCGAGTGCGTTGACATAGACTCCCCCGTAATGGTCTATGACTACAGCAAGTGCTTAAAAGTTTTGATGAAACAAAACGATTGGTCTATAGAAGAAGCTATTGAGTGGATGGACTACAACGTGATTTCGGCTCGCATGGGAAAAGCCTGCCCAGTGTTTGTGTTTCCCAGTAAAGATATTGCCGATCTTGCCATGGAGTACGATGTAACAATAACCGAAAAGGATGTATTACATTGAGCAGTGTTGAGTTTGAAGACCTGATTGCGCCCATGACAGTCGTTGAGTTTGAAGAAAAACACAGAAGCAAAAACTTTGTTGTGTTCCCAAGGAATGATGCGCGGACAGAACTGTTCGACAACATAATCGACTGGCAACAGTTCAGTAGTTACCTGAACAATGACCGCGCTACCGCTGGGATGCAGGCCATCACTCTCGACGGCAGAAAGCTCTGCATGGAAAAGGGAAACCTTCAGCGGGAGAGCAGACCTAACTGGTGTCGCAAGGACTACTACGAGAAGAAATACTTGCATGACCTTTGGAAGGAGGGTGCTTCCCTGATCCTGACAAAAGCGTCACTGCTCACCCCGCGCATAAGCCTGATCGCTGGCGCGATTGAGCGATACTACATGGGCGCAGCCGACGCACACTTCTATTGCAGTGGTCACAATCACGGGTCGCCCACCTTTCCGTTTCACATAGATTATGACGATAACTTCTTGGTTCATGCTGAAGGGGATGTTAGCTGGGATATATCGAACAGTTTTGAGAACGATGAAGGTGACTTCACATCGATTGATCTAACTATGGGCGACCTGCTGTACATACCCAAGGGACTCATGCATAGGGCAAGACCCAAGACAAAACGCATATCTATCTCAGTGCCTGTGGCAGAGCGTAAGCCGAATGAGGGATCACTCAAAACGCAGGATCGGAAATACTACGACTTCACATAGGATTACAATGCAACGCATTTTTGGCCCTCCGGGCACCGGCAAGACAACTACCCTTCTCAATCTTGTGGAAAACGAGCTAGCAAAAGGAACTCCGCCTAGCCGCATCGCGTTCTTTGCCTTTACCCGCAAGGCCGCAAACGAGGCCAAAGAGCGTGCTGCCAAGCGGTTCGGGCTAGATCCTAAGAACGATCTGCCATTCTTTCGCACCTTGCACAGTCTTGCATTCAACCTGACAGGACTTCGTACTGACCAGTTGATGACAGGGCTTCATTACCAAGAGCTACAGCGTGCGACAGGCATAGAGCTTATGGAAGGCACTATGGACCACCTAAGCAGTGCTCCTCAGAACTATGTCACTGACGTTAATCACAGCCTGACAAAAGAAACGCCCCTGCTTCGTCTGATTACATTGGCACGGCTGAAGAAAAACCTGCTCAAAGATGAATACAACCTAAGCGGATTGGACGAGCCGTGGCTAGAAGTGGACTACGTGGCACGCTCCCTAAAGGCGTACAAGAAGACACACGGCCTTTTTGACTACACCGACATGCTGGAGCTTTTTGCTACGACTGCGTCCACTGTGTGCCCTACGTTCAAGCTAGCGATGCTTGATGAGGCACAGGATCTATCGCCCTTGCAGTGGGACATAGCCCACGCGATTGACGGCAAGTCCGAGCGGATGTACTGCGCAGGTGACGACGATCAGGCAATCTACAAGTGGTCTGGCGCAGACGTTGAGCACTTCATCAATCTCGACGGCGGCAGTGAGGTTCTAGAGCAAAGCTATCGCGTCCCATCGAATATTCACGCCGTCGCAGAGCGCATCTGCGCACGTATCAAGCGCCGGTTCCCCAAGAAGTACCTGCCTAAGCCCAGCGAAGGCAAGCTACAGCGGCTTACTGACTTCAGCGGGCTGGACATGAACCACGGCTCTTGGCTCTTTTTAGCGCAAGCCAACTACTTTTTGTCGCCTGTGCAGCAATTTTTAAAAAGTCAGGGCTACTACTTCGAGTACGGTGGTGGTGTGCGCAGCGTTCGAGACAAGATACGCGTGGCGCTGTCTGCGTGGAACTGTATGAAAAACAACGAACCGATCTCTTTCGAGTCGGCCAAGGCCATGTACTCATTCATGTCAGGTAACGGCGTGCGGGTGGCCCGTGGCTACAAAAAGATCGTAGGCGATCCAGAAGCATTGTTTACCTACGAAGATCTCAAAGATTTTAACGGGTTGCTGGCTACGCCAGACATGGATTGGAGAGACGCACTCGACAAGCTGCCCGACGTGGACGTGGCCTACATCAACGCCCTAGTGCAGCGAGGCGAGGACCTGTCGGCAGAGCCTCGCATACGCCTGTCCACGATCCACGGTGCCAAAGGTGGTGAAGCAGACAACGTCGTCCTGTTCACCGACATAACCGCAGCCGCAGAAGCCAGTATGGAAAGCGACCCAGACTCCATGCACAGGGTCTTCTATGTGGCCGTCACCCGCACCAGACAGAATCTATATACCCTAGAGCCGCAGAACTTCTATAGGAGCTACGCAATATGAACGACATGGTCAACTCACCAGCCCACTACGCTGACGCTGAAATCGAATGTATCGACGCCATGATCGCGGCTTTCGGCCCAGAGGCGGTACAGACGTACTGCCGTCTAGCCAGCTTTAAATACCAGTGGCGGGCAGGTAAGAAGTTCGATGCGCAAGAAGATTTAAAAAAATCGATCTGGTACACCCGATTCGCCATGGGTGATGATCCAAGGAAAACAAATGCAGAAGGCAACTAAATTGCAATTCCCACTTTTTTCGACCGAATCAGAATGGACCGCACCCTTTGAACTGGTAGACCTGACCGGTGCCAAAGAAATCGCTATCGACCTAGAGACACGTGACCCCAACCTCAAGCAGATGGGGCCGGGGTGGCCTCGCAAAGACGGGGACGTTGTCGGCATAGCCATTGCCACAGAAGGCTTTGAAGCTTACTACCCTATCGCGCACCTTGGCGGGGGTAATCTCGACAAAGGACAGGTGCTGCGCTGGCTCAAGAAGCAGCTAGCGACCGACTGCCCGAAGATCATGCACAACGCACCTTACGATCTGGGTTGGCTCAAGGCGCTCGACGTGCCGGTAAACGGCCCGATCATCGACACCATGATCATGGCTGCG